TGCGCTTACGCGCAGCGCAGCTTCGCTGCACAAATGAGGATTGAAGGGGGTACAGGCCCTTTTTGGGTTGTGTCGTTGGAATATTCCTATGACATCCTCCGGAATTTTCTAAAATTTTCAAACTAGATTGCTTCGCACTTTTAACTACGGGAGGATTTGTCTTTCTTATAAACACCAAGCTCGGAGATAGAATAAATTAATCATTGGAGATCCTATGGCACAAACTCAGACGGCGCCGGCGCAAACCCAGGCAGAAATCGTGGCGGCGTTGCGGGCAGAAAATGCCAAGTCAAACTCTGCAGTTTGGAATGCTGTGAAGCGCGTGCCTGGGCTTCTTGCTGGCGCCGGGGTTGATACAGCAAATTTGCTCCTTGGCGCATTGGCCGGGCGAGGACTGCAGGGCCTGAGCAAAAAACCCGTGGGCGGCAGTGAAAGCATTAATGAAGCTTTTGGTTTAAAAAAATCTGACAATGCTACGCAGAATGCTGTAGAAAGCGTGCTGGGCATGATGAGCCCCGGCGGCGCTGCCAAAGCTATTATTATTCCTTTCACCGCGGCGCAAGCTACGCGGGCTGGCGTCTCTAAAATTGCAGACCAAGCTTTACGCACTTATGCTAGAACTGGCGACAATGCCAAGGTGCTTGCAGAGTCGAATAAAGCATTAAAAGCTGCAAATTTTCCTATGGCTGTTGAGGGCATGTACGTCGGCCCAGACATGAAGCTGCGGGCGTCATTGTCAAACCAAGCATTTAAGCCAAATTTTGGTTCACAACTTTTTACCGCAGATCCTGCAACTGGTGCTGTAAATCTTGGTAAGCCTCTACTCGGAGGGCAAAATACTGTCCGTGTCGAGACTGTGTTGCCGCACGAAAGTTTGTATAAACTTATGCCAGAGCTAAAGGGCACGCGCATCATACATGATCCAAACTTAGATAATACTAACGTTTTAGGGTACTATGATGTTGGCAGTAATAGGATAGGGCTGCCTAATTCTGTTGCAACAACTTCAGAGTCTCCTTTTATAAGCACACTTATTCATGAACTTACGCATGGTGGGCAAGGCTACGGCTTCACACGCAGCGGCTCGCAAGTGGCAATAGATCCATTAGTGCAGTCTATTGAAGAAGCCAAACAAATGGGCTCATTTCGCACGAAGCAAGAGTTAGATGACGCAATAGCTACATTACTAGACATTGATTTCGCTAGCATGTACCCAACACTAAAATCTCCCAGAGTGCCTGCAGACCCAGATGCATATTTGTACAATCTGTACAGAAATATTTTTGGAGAAGTTGAGGCACGGCAGAGTCAAAATATGACTCCTGGCAGACTGCCTAACATTCAGCGCCTAGAGCGTTCATACTAAGGAGGGCAACGCCCCATGAACACCAAAGAGCATGCAATCAGACTTCTTGCCCAAGGCATTCCCACTTCACAAGTGGCTGCGGCCTGTGGCGTCAGTGACTCTTATGTCAGCCAACTGAAAGCTGACCCAGATGCTCAGACTCAGATTGCAGAACAGCAAGCTGCAGCAAGCATTGCAGACATGGAATTTGACCATGATCTGGAGGGTGCTGAGGCGCTGGCGTTGGACAAGATTAAAAAGAATCTGCCCTTTGCCAACATGGGTCAGGCCATTGCTGCATTCCGCATTCTTAACACTGCGCGTCGGCGTTCTGATCCAGTCATGCAAGCAGATTCCGCAGTCAGCCTGACTGTGAATCTCACATTGCCACAGTCTGCAATCCCGAAATACGTGACAAACAGTCAGAATGAAATCATTGAAGTTGAAGGGCAGACTATGCTGAGCGCCACGGCCAAGACCCTAGACCAGATCCTGGCAGATCGCAACGCCAAAGATCCTAGGCTGCCGCAAATCACGGCAACTGAAAAGGCGGCGGCGATGCTGGATAAGTTGACTACACCTAAATCTCTTATTCCCAGAGCTACGCCACGGGCGCCATTGCCCTTGTCTGCGGATATGCTCTAGTTCCTGGGGACGGGCTTAGGAATTATAGCGTAGCGGAACGCCAGGCCGTGGCCGCGTGGCGAAGCCACGAGGTGACGCGGGGTCCCCTGTCAAGGCCGGAGGAAAATTTGCGAAGCAAATTTTACGGAGCCCGAAGGGTTTGCCTTGATTGGGGTTAGTCACCGAAGTAAGCTAGCCATGGCGGCTGCGCGCCTGAAGTGGAGCGGAGCGTAGATTTGACTTAGCTTTTAATATCTTTATCTATCTATACTATCTTTAATCAACCAAGCACCCGTGGAGAGTTAAAATGAGCAATGTCAGTGATCCTGCACGTTACGGCGCTGCCGTTACTCCTTCTGATTCAATCAACCTTGCTGCGCCTACACGATCACTTTATGTAGGTACGACTGGAAACATCTCTGTTGAGATGCTGAATGGTACTGTAGTTTTTAACACAGTGGCTGTTGGAATTCTTCCAGTTCAATGTACGCGTGTGAATGCTACTGGTACCACGGCATCTAACATTGTTGCCCTCTGGTAAGCAATCATGCAGCTGTCAAGTCTCAGTTTAGCACTAACTAGGCTCCGTGCTGCTATGGCAGGCGGTCCGCCGCCTAGCGGTAATTTTACTGTGCTAAATTCCGCAGGCACTAGTTATTCTGCACCTACTACTATTCTTAACTCTGCAGGCACGAGTTACACTGTCACAAAAACTGTGCTAAACAGCGCTGGCACTTCGTACACTGTTGCATAAGGAAACATCATGGCCGCACTTGAAGTAATTGCACTTGACACCGCAACGCCGCAGCTTCGTGCTCCAGGCGCTGGAGACACCTACACGTTCCCGCGTGCGGTTGCAATGACGGGGGCGCTGACCTATGGTGGTGTGACGCTGAACAACTCAGTGACTGGCACTGGCAATTTGGTGCTGTCTGTAAGTCCAACGTTTACGACGCCGGTGTTGGGTACACCCTCCAGTGGTACTTTAACAAGTTGTACGGGGCTGCCACTGACTACAGGTGTCACAGGTACACTGCCTGTTGCCAACGGTGGCACTGGACAAACTAGTTACACCGACGGGCAGCTTCTTATTGGTAACAGCACGGGCAATACGCTCTCTAAGGCAGCGTTGACGGCTGGCGCCAACGTTACCATTACCAATGGGCCTGGCAGCATCACTATTGCCGCATCGGGAGGTGGCGGGTCCTCTACGTTGACTATTAGCGACAAAACCGGCGCCTACACCGTCGTTGCGGGGGATCTCGGGACCATCATCAACTGCACATCTGGCACGTTCACTGTGTCGCTGACCGCGGCCGCGACGCTGGGGTCTGGGTTCAATTGCTGGGTTTGGAATACGGGTACGGGGGTCATTACGATTGACCCGAACGGGGCGGAAACCATTGATGGAAACTCAACTATCACCCTTCGCAAAGGCGAAGGAATGCAAATTGTCTGCAATGGCGCCAATTGGGAAACCGGCGACAAAAAGACAATGCGCGCCTATGCCGAAAACTTTTTTGACGGGTCGATAAACGCAAGACCCAATGCAAGCGGTGGCGGATCTGTCGCCATTGGGGCAACGTCAACATCGAGCGGGTCATCATCCCTTGCGATGATGGCAGGCACAGCATCCGGGACCGATTCGGTGGCAATCGGAGGCGGGGCCACGGCGTCATCCAATCAATCAACGGCAATTGGCAAAAATTCATCAAACCAGGGATCAGTAGCCGTCACAGGGGCAGGAGCCACATCAATCAGCGGCTCCTACGCCTCCGGCGTCGACAGCCTTGCGGCGGCTGTTGCAAACAATACGGTTACTTATGGAGCACAAAATGCAAACGCACTTGCAATAGGAAGCATTTCTAGGGCAACCGGCTCTTCGTCCGCAGCGATTGGCAGGCAAAATATTGCTAGCGGCACAAGAAGTTTAGCGTTGGGAAATGCATCAAACGCAAGCGGTGCTGGAAGTGTCGCAATTGGCTGTGGCTCAGCAATTGGTTTTGGCGCAAACGCTAGCGGAGTTGATGCAATAGCTTTTGGGGATAGTGCGATTGCCTTACAAATAAAAAAATATGCTTTTGCCGGATGGGGTTCTGCCTCCGCAGGCAGCTCTCAAATGGGTATTTTGTTGTTGTCCAAACAAACAACAGATAACACTGCAACGGTTCTTACATCTGACACGGGCGTTGCCGCAACGTCAAACCAAGTTATTCTTTCCAACAACAGCGCCTACGCTTTCACAGGCACCGTCGTTGCCCGTCAGCAAGCCTCAGGCGGCACAGCCTCTGCTGCGTGGAAAATTGAAGGATTGATCCGCAGAGAAGGAACTGCCGCAAGCACGACGCTGGTGGCATCAACCGTCACCGCTATCGACAACACCCCAGGCTGGACGCTGGCGCTTAGCGCCGACACCACTAATGGGGGTCTTGCAGTAACCGCAACCGGCGCTGCCGCCACCAACATTCGGTGGGTTGCCACTGTGCAAACCTCTGAAGTCATCTACGCATAAAGGAGCCACATCATGGCAATTCAAATCGACCTCACCAATTCTCAGTACGGCGTCCCGTTCGCCGGTGCCTACTTCCGCATCGTCACCGCTGCCATCACCCGCCAGCGCTCTGGCGGGCCAAAGTTCTTTGTGACGATTGACATTGCAGGCTATGGCACAGCTACGCCCGGTGACGACACGCGGGATGTGGAGTTCCGGCGCTACCACACGTCGCTGGATGACATCGAGGCGCAGGCCGGTGCGGCGTTCCTCGACAAGTGCTACGCCTGGGTGATGGCGCAGGCTGACATGGCAGGCAGTACGCCAGCATAATGACTGCTAATACTACTGAACTAGGAACATCATCTCAGGAAGCAGCGGAGCTCTCTCGTAGAGATCTAAACTTCCTGGGAATGTTGGCTGCGCCAGAGGAATTCACATATTCCTTTCCGCCATTTTATATCACACTGTTCTCCCTTCTAACTAGCTTTACAAAGAAGCTGGAACGATATGCCATAGGTATTCCACGGGGCTTTGCAAAAACTACTTTTGTCAAGCTCCTGTGCCTATGGTATATTCTTTTTTCGCACAAGCAATTTATTCTGATCGTTGGCGCTAGTGAAGACCTGGCCGTTAATACACTCTCAGATATTTGTGATCTTTTGGGCAGCCCTAATATCCGCAAACTGTTTGGTAACTGGCAAGCACAGATAGAAGTTGACACGCAGGCTTTAAAAGTATTTCATTTTCGCGGTCGCAACATTATTCTCCGGGCCATTGGCGCTGGCACTGCAGTCCGCGGGATTAACAGAAAAAACAAACGCCCAGATGTCATCATTATGGATGACGTGCAAAAACGTGAAACATCTGAGAACAAAGACCTCAGTGACCAACTCCTAAAGTGGATTTTGGGTACGCTGATGAAAGCTCGTTCCAATGATGGGTGTACATACATCTATGTTGGAAACATGTACCCGCAAAACTGTATTCTTGAAAAGCTCAAGCACAATACTCAGTGGACTTCTTTTATCGTCGGTGGCATTCTTGCAGATGGCACAAGTCTTTGGGAAGAATTGCGGCCAATCGAAGAACTGATCAGCGAATATCAGTCTGACTCTGAACTTGGCCATGCAGACATCTTTATCTCAGAAATTCTGAACAGCACCGATATTGCAGCAGCGAGTGGAATTGATATTTCTCGCATTCCAGTCCTGCCATCTTATTATCACGATGCAGATTCCGAAGGTTCGTTCATCATCATTGACCCCTCCGCCGGAAAGAAAACATCAGATGACTGTACTATTAGCCATTACAGTGTTTGTGATGGTAAACCCGTATTTGATGATCTACTTCATGGGACATTTTCTCCACTGGAGACAATACAGGCTGCCATTCGGTTGGCGCTGGAACGCGGCACGCGACTCATAGCTGTGGAAGGTGTAGCGTATCAATCTACGCTCCTTTACTGGTTTGAATTTTATTGCGAAAAAGAAGGCATTTCTGGTTTTGAGTTTGTAGAACTCAGTCCCAAAGGGCAGGCTAAGAATAATCGTATCAAGCGCGGCCTGCTACGGCTGATCTCAGGCGAAATTTACCTGCATCCAAATGTGCGCAGCAAAGTCCTGTCGCAGATCATGGACTGGAATCCACTCAAGATCAGTAATGTAGACGATATCATTGATCCAATCGGCTATGTGGATGAACTCATGCGTGAGTACCCGCACCTGATTGTAAAAACGATCTTTGATGTAGATTCTGAAAATGTGTCTGCTACGCACGCGGATACACTGGCGTTGCCGTATTAATTTCGGCTGACGCCTCCAACCAAGGACTCCAAATGGCAACGAGCATTTCTCTCGTCAACACTCTGAACATCGAGCAGCGCAAGGAGTTTTTGCAATACGCAAAAGATTGCGCTTGGCGTCTTAGCAATTCATCTCTTTCCGATTTCCGCAGTCTTTTGCGTTATCGTGACAAAGCATATCAGCGCCAGCTCAATGTCACGGATGAGCACATTAAAGCTGTCCGTGCAAACATGCTTGGAGACGCTCGTAAGATTCAAGACATGACTGTGCCCATTGTCATGCCCCAGATTGAATCTGCAGTTGCTTATCAGACTGGCGTCTTTCTGACGTCTTATCCAATTTTTGGCGTTGTATCTACGCCGCAGAATCAGTCTCTTGCCATGCAGTTTGAAACTGCGCTCGGCGATCAGTCTATTCGTTATGGCTGGGCACGGGAGCTGATGAAAATTTTTCGTGACGGCTTCAAATATAATTTTGGTGCGGCAGTTGTTGAGTGGAAAAAGACTCCGCTCAAATCCATTGTTACAGACACCAGTATCTCTGCTGCAGGCCTTGCTGCGCTAAAAGACTATTCCTACGGTGGAAACTGCATCAAGCGTGTTGACCCGTACAACTGCTTCATGGACATGACCGTGGCGCCTGCGCAGTTGCACACGGATGGTGAGTATTTTGGCTACAATGAGATCATTAGCCGGATTCAGCTCAAGCGCTTGTTTTCTGTCCTTGACAGTCAAAAGACGACTAGCGCAGCTGAGGCATTCAAGTCTCCCTTCACTGGATCTTCCCAAGATGATTCGTCTGCCATAAATTATTACATTCCAGAAATCAACAAGTATCTTAACCTGTCCCAGCTGCAGTACGGCACCAATAACTGGGGCCAATGGATGGGCTTGGCGGGTTCGAGTAATAACAAACTTGAGTACCGTGATCACTACTTGATGACGCACTTTTTCTGCCGTGCCTTGCCGTCAGATTTTGGTGCGCGTGGAAATCAAGTCAAATTGTACCATGCCATTATTATCAACTGGTCTGTTGTGATTTTTGTAGAAGAGCTGAATGTCGGATACGATTATCTTCCCACGGTCATCATGCAGCCGCATGAAGATGGCTTGGGTTATCAGACGCAATCCATGCTTGACAATGCGCTGCCATTCCAAGACATGGGCTCTGCTTTGTGGAATATTTCGCTGGAATCCAAGCGGCGGCTTGTCTTTGATCGTCTGATTTACAATCCCAGACTCATTGACAAGAAAGATATTGACGCAGTTTCTAGTGTTAGCCGGATTCCGCTGCGTAATGCTTCGCTGGCCAAGGATGATAACGCCATGGCCCGGGCCGTGTATCAGATCCCGTATCGTGAAGATAACTCTGGCACCAATATCCAGATGTCTGAAATGATTTCTGCAATGGCTGACCAAGCCACAGGGCAGAACAAGGTTGATCGTGGTCAGTTCCAGAAGGGTAACAAAACTAAGACTGAGTTTGAAACCACGATGTTGAACTCGAACTCGCGCCAGCAGCTTTGCTCGCTGACGATTGAGCATCAGTTCATGACTCCAGTCAAAGAAATTGTCAAGTCAAACACGCTTCAATATCAGCAGCCTGGGACTATTCTCAACCGAGAAGAGCGCTCAATGGTGGATGTTGATCCTGTGGCGCTGCGTCAAGCAATTCTTGAGTTCAAACTCACAGACGGGCAACTTCCTGCTGAGAAGATGCTCAACTCCAATCTGCTGACTGTGTTCTTGCAGACTGCGCAGGCGCTGCCTGCAGTCGGCACAGAATACGATGTGCTTGGTATGTTCCTGTACTGGGCAAAGTTGCAGGGTGCATACTGGCTTGAAGATTTCAAGCGCAGTCCTGAACAGCAGCAGCAATTCCTGCAGACTCTCCAACAGACTTCTGCAGCTCAACAAGCTCCGACGCCTCAAGCATCTGCGCCTGCAACGTCTTATTAATTCTTCCAAATCATGAGAACAGTAACACTTGATGCCGGCAGTAGGTTTTGCCGGCTCACACTGAGTCCGGAGGATGAGAACCTTGCAATGCAAGTCTCTCCTTTGTTCCTTGCGTATCTTCAAAACAAAATTGAGGCGTATGCAAGCGCTCTCGTAGAGAGCAAACTTCCATATAATCCCGATCCAGGGAAGCAAGTGGAAGCAATCCTGGCTCACGAGAGGCTCCGCAATTTTGTGGATGCTTATCAAGAGCTTCAATCTGAGCTGCTTACAGCTCTCGCAACTCCTGAGCAAACTGAGAGGTAATCATGGCTTTTCTTCCTGGTATTTTTGGTCGTGGCAATGCACCGGCCCCGGCGCCTGCAGCTCCCGCACCTGTGGCAACTCCGCAGCTTGCAAACACGCCGCCTATCAACATGAACCAGAATCCTACTGGACAGCCTGCATCGTTGCAGCAAGCTCCAGCAAATCCCGGCGCAAATCCTCAGGCTATGGTTAATGGCTCCAATGCAGCTGTTAATCCGCTGGATAACTTTGCCAGCATGTTCAAGCCGAAGCCCGTGGACCCCAGTGCTCCCAAGGCTCCGACGCTTCAAGATCCGCTGCTTGGCCCGCTCGATCCTTCTGCTTTCAGGCAGCAGATTGCCCAAGCAAATTTTGCTTCTGGCATTCCGCAAGAAACTTTGCAGAAAGCCTTGTCTGGAGATGCTCAGGCCTTCACAGAAGCCATCAATAGCGCTGCGCGCGAGGCGTTTGCAGCAGCTGCGCAACTCTCTCATGGCCTTGTTGAGCACGGCGCCCGCACTGCTGCGGAGCGTGTGAATGGCTCACTGGATTCGCGCATCAGAAACTTTCAGATCAAAAGTCAAAATACTAATCATGAGGCGTTGTCGCATCCAGCAGTTGCTCCGATGCTAGGCGCTGTCAAAATGCAGATTGCTCAATCCAATCCTCAACTATCACCGGAAGCGGTGCAACAGCAGGCAGAACAGTATTTCACCCAGATGGCTGAAGTGCTTACTGCACCCAAGCGCGCAGCTGCTCAAGCTGCAAGTGCTCCAAAAGAAACTGATTTTTCTTCTTACTTGAATTGAGCGCATAAGCGCGAAAGGAACTGAAATGGCTGTTGGACTTCTGTCTTCCGCAAATGCACCGCAGAATCTGAATGCGGTAAGTTTTGCACAAGCTATCACTCGGCTGATGCCGAATGGTACTGCTCCGCTGTTTGGCCTGACTGCTCTCCTGAAGGACGAGACTGCCAGCAACATCGAGCATGGTTACTTTTCCAAGACCATGATCTTCCCGGCGTTGAAGATCAATAACGCCGGTGGTTACACGTCTGGCGACACCACGTTCACTGTGGATACGTACACCAACATCGTGCCTGGTGATCTTGTTCGTGTTGATCGCACCGGCGAAGTGATCATGGTGGCAACCACGCCGTCGGGCACTTCCGTCACGGTGGTTCGCGGTGTTGGCACGGTGGCTGCTGCTGCGCTGCTTGACAATGATGACATGTTCACCATTGGCAATGCGTTTGAAGAAGGCTCTGTGCGTCCGTCGGCAGTTGCGATTCTTGCTGATCGCTATGTCAACAATACGCAGATCTTCCGCAATAGCTGGGCTGTCACCAAGACTGCTGCTGCTATTCCGCAGATTGCTGGTGCTGGCTACATCAGCGAAAGCAAGCAAGACTGCGCCGCGCTGCACGCGATGGCCATTGAAAAGGCTCTGTTCTTCGGTCAGAAGTTCATGGGCACCAAGAATGGCCAGCCGCTGCACACAATGGAAGGCATCATTGCTCGCGTGACTGCTGCTGCTTCTGGCAATATCACGACGCTCGGTGCTACCACGAACTGGACGCAGCTGGAAGCAGCTCTGGACAAGACGCTGGAAACTGTCACTGATCCGAAGGGTGGCAACATTCGCACGATGTTTGTTGGTGGTACGGCTCGCCGTGTCATTCACAATATTGCGCGTCTGAATGCTACTTATCAGATCCAGACGACAGAGACGTCGTGGGGTTTGCAGCTTGACATGGTGCGTACTCCGCGCGGCACGTTCGAGATGATCGAGCATCCGCTGTTCAATGCTTATGGTAGTGCTTCTACCTGGGCAAAGATGGCGATTGTTGCGGATCTGAACGCCTTCTCTCTGGCTTACCTGCGCAAGACCAGTGATGCTGGGTACAACGCCAGCGGTGCCCTGGTTGACAACGGCATTGACGCGGAAGGTGGCACGCTGACCACGGAACTGACCTGCACGATCAAGAACCCGGCAGCGTTCGGCATTCTGTACAACTTCACGGCTGCTGCCGCGGGTTAATCAGGGAGTCATGACATGGCAGTGATCCAAGTGAACACTCCTGGCATGACTTCTACTGATCCTGGCTATATCAGTAGCATTACGATTAGGACTGGTGGCTCTGCATCTGTTCTGACTCCAAATGTTACTACTGGCCAGGTGACAGTAGATGAGCTTGCCGCAACCAAACTGGTGCAAGAAATTTCTCGGATCAGATTGATTACTGGCTGAGAATAAGAAGAGGGCCAGCCAGCAAGCTGGCTCTTTTTTCTTTCCCTGAGAGTAAATCTCTCATTCCAATCTCGGAGCAAATCATGGCAATCGGTGCTGTTTCTTCTCGTCAAGTTCTTCAAAATATTCAGGCGCCAGAAGCGCCTGCAATTTTGCGCTCTGGCGAATCCATGGGATCTACGGCCGAGGCGCTGAAAGATCCCAACTCCAAGACCTACTATCACAGTGTGCATGGTGCAAAGTTCATCATGCCTGATGGTCTGGAGCTTGTGTTTTTTGGTGGCCAACTGACCACGAATGACCCTGCGATTATTCAGCAGCTAGATGCCGTGGCGAACAAGACTGCAAGTTTGATTTTCACCAAGCGTGAGAACCTGGCAGCTATTGGTCAGCAGGCTGCGCAAGCTGCTGCAGATGCAGCTGACACGGCTGGTAAGGCCGTGGCGTAATCTTTTTTGCCCTGAGAGACAATCATGACTACTTTTGCTGAAATGGAAACTCTGGTGGTTGCTCAGACGCGACGTCCAGAAGTGCCAGATATCACCAAGGCAGCAATCAAGTCTGCTACTCTCAGGGCTCACCACACGGATTTCTTTCCGCGTGATTTGCAAGTCACTGCACTCCCCTACCCAGTGTCTAGCACTGCTGTTTATTACGATTTTCCAAATATTCACACAAGCCTCACGCGCCTGCGCAGCTTGAAGTTTTTGCAAAGCATTGATGCAACAACTTTTGCGCCTACGGAATCTTTGGAATATCGTGATGCCGATGACCTGTATGACAGGGATGGCCGCCGGCGTAGCTCCATGTACACACTCATCGGAGCCACTGCACGAGTCTATCCGCTGTCTATGACAGGTCTGCTGAATTTTTACTTCTTCCAGAATCCTGATGTTGCGGAAACAACTTACAGTAGCTGGATTGCAGACACCTATGCTGAAGAACTTGCCATGTGGGCTGCAGGCATTGTGTTTGCGCGCACTGGATATGTAGAAATGGCAGGGCAGTTTAAGACTGAGCATGTTGATCCATTTAAATCCATGCTTGTGTCTTCGCATCTGCTCGGTAACGTTGCTTAATTTGGAGAATTGACATGGCCACTTACGTTCCAAATGCCACGCAAGCCACTGAGCCAGTTGCCAGCCAAACTGTCTTCAGCGCGGCGGAAGAATTTAGAACTCTGAAAGCTTCTGTCAATGCCATGCGGCAGTGGCTTGGTACCAGTGCCACGGCGCCGACCACTGATACTCTTGGCAACGCATTGACTGCAGGAGATTTTTACTACAACACGACATCCTATCGGATGTTTGTGCACAATGGCTCTGCGTTTATCCCTGTGGACAGCAGTGCCACAGTAACAACTTTGAGCACATCTGGCACTGTTGCTTTGGGGCTGTCGTCGCAAATTGTAGGGATCACTCCTACTGGCAACATTACGCTGACAGCAACTGCCATGCTGACTGGACAATCTGTCCTAGTGCTTATTACCAATCCTGGAACCTTCACTGCAACTTGGCCCAGTGGCATCAAGTGGCTCAATGGTGTTACACCTACGCTTTTGGCCACAGGAACTACGTTTGTAGAGATTCTAAAAGTGGGCAGCGATGTCTATGGCGTAGCCCTTGGTGGAGCAGTGTAATGTTTCGCACTCGTGCAGCTTGGAGACCTCCAATCTATCTAGCTGATAGATTTAGCCTGCTGACTGCTGTTTTTGATAGTATTACCCCAACTGTTACAGTTACGCGTATAAAATACTCTGGAGGAATTTATATTGCATTGGCACAATCAGCTGATGGTGCAACAGCTTATGTCAGTACGTCCAGTGATCTAGTTTCTTGGATCACTCCAGTTGCAGTAGCTAATACAATTTTGTATGATGCGGCGTATAACGATCTTATAAACAACACGCTTATTCTTATTGGAGAGTCTGCCGGTGCGGCTAGAATTTTTCGCACGACAGCTTCTGTATCTACACTGACAAACGTAACACCTGGTGGCCTATCAATTCCAAAATATATTGATTGGTGTTCATTTTTTCCTAGTGGCTCTTTTCAAATTTCTGCAGCTACAAACAGAGCTTATTCAAATGCTACGGGCAGCACTTGGACAGTTGCAAATTACTCATCCAGCACTTACGAACCTGCGGGACTTGTTTTCATTCCAAGTCTTGGGGCGTATTATGATATCAGAATGCAGAAGACAGTGAACGGTGAGCTAATCATTTACCGAGGTACTACTGCTGCAAGTTCTTCTGCATTCATCACTGAATCTGCTTACGGTTCTAGAAGCTATAGCGATTGTGTAATTTTTCATAATCAAGCAATCAATAATATTTTTGTGCTGTCCAGAATTGCCTCCGGAGCCTCCACACTTATTGGTGCTAGCATGTATACTACGGCCGGCGTGGGCACAGCTGGAGCAGCTATTGGCCTGCCAGTAGGCAAATTTGTTGGCGCTGGTTATTTTCCTAGCTATGATCAGCTTCTTATTCAAGATGCTGCAGGAAATCTTAGCAAATTTAAACTGACGCCTCCCGGTACTTTGGAAGCTACTTGGAAGATCAATACTACTTATTCTTTTGATACAGTAACCTCTGCCCTTGCACAGCAGGGAAATAGACTTATTTTTGGTCCGGCAGGGCTTATCAGTATGAATGGACCAGGACAAATTTCTTTGAACGTCTGAAAGTTAGGACTCATGCAGCAGCAAACTACACTCACGGAAGAACAGATTGAGGAAATTGCTGAGCGTGCGGCCGAGCGCGCGATGCGCAAACTCACTGACCACATGTACAAACAAGTGGGCAAGAGTGTCATCAGCAAGTTATTCTGGATCGTTGGCGTAATATCTGTAGGAGCCTATCTGTGGCTCAAGCAGAAGGGAGTGATTTAACATGGCTGTGCAACGATTCAAGCTGGCATTGAACAATGCGTCATTTCCTTTTGTTTCGACAGAAGCTCCTAGAGCTGTGTTTGTGCCTGGGCTTGACACTGCGGCCCGTGCACAGCGTGGCTTCGTGGCTGGAACGGAGTCCGCCGATTATAATCTCACGCAGATTATCTATGGTGAGAACTTCATGCCTGTGGGCAACGGTGTCAGATCTGTAGGATACAAGCAACTTATTGCGCCAACCATCAACACAGATTTTGATTCTATCTTTCCGCTTCGCGATCAGGATGAGAATTATGTCATCTACAGTCCTGGCAAAGGTAAAAACTATGTCTATGACGACACTACCAGTGCCTGGACTACAGAGACTATTCCCTCCATTTATGGCCTGACTCTTGCTGCGGGAAGCAATCCGGCAAATAGCAAAGTCACATATGCGTATGTAGACGGCTTCACATTTGTCTGCTTTTCGCGCTTGAAGTCCAATGATCCCAGTCCTGTGGACATGAGCATCTTGCTCTGGGACCCCACGACAAAGACATTCTCTGATCCTAGCGCTGTTATTCAAAATCTATTCTCTGCCACTGGCGGCAAGATGGTCGTGGGCGAGATTGATGGAATCTCCTCGTCTTCTGGCTACCTGATTGTTTGGTCTGGGATTCAAGTTGCTTGGGCACCGGCTCAGGCCGCTGGCGTATTTAATTTTGAGACCACAATCTCTGGAGAAATTTCAGGCTCTGGCTCTGTAGTGCCGCCAGATGTCAAAGGTCCAATCAATGCAATCATTCAAGTGTCCGGTGGATTTATTGCATTTACAAATCGCAATGCTCAAGGGGCACAGTTTAATCCTAACTCTCTATCCATTCCCTGGGTCTGGCGAGAAGTGCCTGATGCTGGGGGCTTGGAAAGCTATGAACAAGCCACGGTAGAAAGCAATCTAGGGGCGGTCATTGCGTACACTACTGCAGGTGTGCAAAAAGTCTCGCTCAATTCTTCAGAGCTTGTTTATCCTGACCTGAGTGACTTTATTGCAGCCAGGCAGATTGAGAGATACAATAGCGGGACACACACTCTCTCACAAGATGCCACCACCCTGGACTTTTACGTCAAGCTCTCGGCGATAGGAAACAGGTACATTGTCCTGTCTTACGGTACCTATCCAGGTGTTTACTCCTTTGCACTTGTCTACGATGCCGGCGTTCAACGCTGGGGCAAAATGCGCATTGTGCATCGTGACTGTTTTTATTACAACTATGG